TCTCCTATTTCTACTCTAAACAATTATAGCATTACTAAATTAAAATGAAAAGCCCCCCAAAAATTAATTCAGGGGGCTTTTAGCAGATTTAAATCCTATTAATTAGGAAGCAACCTTAACGTCTTTAACGACTACCCAAGCGTCTGCCTGCTCGATTTGAACGCCAACACGAGTATACATTGTGTACTCGATTGAGTCCTTACGTGGCTGGAAGAAGCGATATACAGTTACGTCACGCTTGATACCAATAACTACGTTATTTGGGAATGTCAAGTGGATGTCTCCGTGATCGCCAGTCTCGCCTGAATATGAACCATCTTGTGATTCCTTTAGCATAGGAACTTCAACAATTGGAATTCCGAATGCAAATGGTGCTACATATCCTGCTGGACCACCAAGTCCTGGTGTTGTTCCACGGATAACGCCTGATGCGATATCTGATGGAATTGTTTGGTTTGTTCCAATGCTGTTAGCATATAGGAAATCTTGGATTAGGTTTGAACCTACCAAGAAGCGTAGATCACCACGACGTTGCTTGTACTTACGTGGAAGTGCCTTCAGAGCCTTGTTGAAAAGCTCACGAGATACTCCTGCGCCTGCACCAGCTACTACGTGACCGCTAGCCTTTGCCTTCTTTACAATGCCATCAAATGACTTGTATAGGTTATCGCTAGACAAAGCTGTATTTCCATTAAGGATTACATCTTCAATGTCGTTACCTGCTTGTGTTGCCATCAAGCGGGCAATGTGATCTTCTAGATCTGGACCTTCAATGTTGTCTTCTAGAGACTCAGTTGAAAGCTCCCAGTTTAGACGAAGTTTCTTAGTTGTGATAGAGATCTTTGAGAAAGTCACTGCTGCATTTGAGCCAGTGTCATCTCCTTCAGTTGCGAGAGTCATAAGCTTCTCACCAACGGACATACGATCAATTTCTGCTGTATCGCTTCTCATTCTGACTGTACGTGCGACTTTTCCAATTACGGTTGCGTCGAACATATAATCTAAAAAGCGGGCTGATTGTTCTGCGTTTAGAAGTCCACCGTTACCAGCTTCGCCAGCTACGTGTACTCCTGAAGCGCCAGTAGTTGAGGCGAATGTCGCTGTTGCAGTTGTTCCTGCTGCGATTGCCTTTTCTAATGTTTCATTACTCATATTATATTTCACCTACCTTATTTAATTAATTCTGTTACGGAACCGAGGAAAGAACCGTTCCACTTTGATTTTTTGATTGTTACTTCCTGAGACCCGCCAAGGTCTGAGGACTTCTTAATTGCAGTCTCTGATTCTACTGCATCGACACGCTTTTGTACGCCATCAATCGTGTTCTTGATATCTTCTACAGCCTTTGAAAGTGCTGCATTTTGTTCTGCCAATTCTGAAATACGAACATCAGCGCTCTTGCTAAATGCTTCAACTGTTTCTTTAATAGTTGAAACTTGAGTAGCATTTGCTTCTGAAGCCTTATTTAGTGTTTCTGAGAAAAAGCCTTTAAGATCGCCAAGCATCTTTGCAAAATCAGGTTCATCAACCACAACTTCTGATACGTCGGCTGCTTTTTCTAGAGATTCGGCAGAAGCGTCTGCTACTGCATCTGCAGGAGCTTCTTCAACAGCTGGTGCTTCCTCTGCGGGAGCATCTACTGCTGTGTCTTCTACGATTGCTTCTGGTGCTACTGCATCTTCTGCAATTACGTTTTCTGTATTTTCTGACACTTCTTTACCTCCTTCTATGTCTGCCTGTTTTGCAATTTGTGTTTCAGGCGTCGACAATCTTGACTTTTTGTGTAAATCAAGAATCTTATCTATTTCTTTTGCTTTGTTAACATCGTTTGACTCTACCCAACCAATTAATGTTGCAGGCTTACCTGTAACTGGGGAATCATAAGATGACTCTTTTGATACAAACACTGAATCAGTATCTGCACAATAAAAAATATTTTCTGCTACAACTTCTGTTGCCATTCCTTTAAATACTAGCTGACCATTCATTTTCTGAACAGACAAGATGTTGCATAGTTCATTTGCTGGAGAATCAACTACTGACAATTCCATCAATGCATATTCTTTAATAAACCTTACTGGCTTACCTGTAGACTTGTTAACTTCGTTTTCTGAATCTACAATCTTTCCGCCAATTGAAAATCCTGCTAATGTTCCATCTAGAATTTTTTCCCAAGTGTCTTGGGCACCTTTTGAAATGTATGCATCAACATAAACTCCATTGTAAAATTCTTTTGTTGTTGGATCATAAAATGTTTCTGGTTTAAATGAAACCATTTTGCCAACTGCATTTGATCCATGCATCTCACGAATGTTTCCACGAAAACTTTCAAACGCTTTTAGACTTGCTTCAGCAGTAACAACATCGCCAGTCTGGTCGATATTATCTAAAGTTGCAAATCCTGAGACAGTTCTTTTTTCACGGTTAACTTTAGTAAAAGGAACCGATAACGTAAGGTTGTCGCCATGCGAAGACCATAGTGATTTTTCAATGTTCATATGCTTAATTTTATAACGTTATTGTATATAAGGCAAATAATCAGTTGAGTAAGGTTATTCGACTTGTCGTCCGTCGCCCTGAGTATTTCGGCCTTCTCCAGAAACATCTGGGGAATTTGCAGACCTTTCAGAATCTCTAGATCTGGTTTTTCCTGCCTGTGCTCTTGCCTCTGCCTGTTGCTGTGGCTTTAATTCAACAACTTTATCTCCGCCGTCAATAGGGACCAGACCCATTCTAATTCTTACCTCATTAGGGGTAATTACCTGCATCCTTAAATATCTCTCATCAATTTTTGACTGAGTATCTTCGTCGGTTAGAGTAAGCTCATTAAATTTAAGAAGTAAGGCATCTGTCATTTCTTCAATAATTTTATTTAATTTCTTTTCTAAATTCATTTGAGCTGGACGACATACCTGCTCTCTGAATGTTTTGTCTGCATCTCTTGCAACTGCAAGGTTAACTCCTTCTGGGGTTCCAATTTTATTAATTGGGACACGATGAGATAATAAAATTTCGTCTCTATTAGATTTACGATATACGTTAAATGAAGACTCCTGAGTTCCAGCTTCAATTGGCTCCATCTTAAATTCAACCTTTGAGTCTGGTGAATCTGGTGGAAGAGGAATGTATAAAGATCTATGATTCTTGCCTCTTAGACCTACCTGGAAAAACTCAAGTAGTTTACGCTCAGACTCTGTTGATAATTTAGCACCCTTTACGGTAATAATATATCTTGGAACCGCTTTGTTCTCAAAGTAGTCAAGGTTGTACTTTCCAGCAAATTCGTTTCCAGCCATAGCATTTGAAGATGCCACGATATCTGGGATGCCATAGTAGTTATTTGTTGGTGTGTATTTCTTTAAATGAATAATTTCATTTGGCCTATCTAATCCGCCTGCAATTGGGTTTTCTGTTTCCTGATCTCCAAAGTTGCGGAAGTATACTGCCTTGCCGTATAGCAATTGAATAAAACCGTCACGAAGACGACGAACACGCATTGTCTTTGCTGGGATATGTCCGATATATCCAATTCTTCCAGCAGAAGTTCTACCAATTTCTATATAACCATTTCCTGTTGCTTCAACATCAGTGTAGGCTTTAATTAATGTTTCTGTAAATGTTTCTTCTTCGTTGCACTGTTCTAGCCAATCATATAAATCTTGACGAAGTCTATTTAGCTTTCTACGTGCACGGTCTAATGCTTTATCATCTGTAATATTATCAAACGCTTCTTGCGTCTTACGTGTTTCAATAAAGTCGTGTCCAAGACCAACAATATTTGAAACCTTAGCGTTAATTGCTGAATAGTTGTATGGAGAAATTTCGTAAATAGTTGAAAGGTAATCTAAATTATATGGTGGCTCAATAAGATCGAACATAGCATAGCCAGTAATTGCTTGTGCTAATAAATTTTGCTGTGTTTCAGTTCCTTCAATACCCTGGAACCTCTTTTGCAATTCTCTACTTATCTTGCGACGAAATGCAGGACTTAAACCCGATATTTTTGTAAGATCTTCTCCGCTTACTTTAAATAGGTCTGTGCTTGTTTGCTCTTTTGGAGTATTAAATTTCATCCAGTCGGCAACATTAGATATTGCGATCTCTTGCGAATTATCGTCTTCTTCGTATTTAATCATTACTGTCCCTCTGCCCTTAAATTTTTAATTTCGTCTTTATAGTTTCCAATATCCAAAGGATCAGGAACTAGTCCCCACTTAAGTCTTTGCTCTTGCTCTGCGTATTCTTCATCTGTAATTTTGCGTCTTGCTGAAAGAAATTTAGGCCCGCCTTCATATATACCGAATGTGCGAACTTCTCTAGCCAAAGCATCGATTCTGGATCTATTGCCTTTTTTTGACGTGATCGAAAGATAATTCCCATCTTCGTCTCCAATCCATCTGCCGTCTGGCATTTCCCAAACATATATGCCCAGTGTTGACTCTTCCTGCAGAATCTTTGTATTTGCTTTACTAATATCCATAGAAGTTTATTTTACCATTCTTTATCGCCTAAGTCCAGCTTTTTGTCAAGGCAGATGACAAAACTATATGCTTTGTAGAACTACCCAGTCGTTATTATAATACTTTGTGGCTAATTCTGTCACGGTTATGGCATTTTCTGTAATTGATTCAACTGGCTTTCCGCAATAAAGTTCAAAGTGGGTCTCAACTTTTGGGGCTGTTAACTCAGAGTCATATGTAGCAATATTTTTATATAGATTGCTTGGCCCACCCGTAGACTCATAATTTAATTTAAATTCCCCAGTAACTGGCGTTGTAAATACTATTACAATATGGTGTGGCTCTTCTTCAACTAAATACGAGCTAATGTTTGTCTGATTAGTTACATCTACATTGTTTACATATATCTTGGCTATATTAGCCTTAGAAACCACTCCAGAGCCGTTCCAGGCTAGTCTGGTATCAGAAGGGTCGGAAGCATAGAAAAGGGTGTTAGCGGCCAACGTAAGCGGCGTAAAGAACATTTCTATAGACTTCACAGAAGTAGATGAGTTTAAATTAAACCCTGATCCATTTTTGGCTCGAATTCCATTCATATAATGTCTTGATAAAATTGGGTAATTTAAAGAGCCTAAGTAATAATCAGTTGATGAGGTTATTTTGTCCCCAAAATTGTCTGCGTATATTGTTCTATCAGCATAAAATGTTATGCAAAAGAATGATAGTTTTGGTAGATATTTGCTTGCATCTGAAGTAGACATTGTAATTTTAATATACACATTCCCGCTAGAGCTAAATGAATCTTTAGTATATTGTGGCAACGGCTGTCCATTTACACATTGAGAATATGCAATTCCATCTACACTAGACTCTACTGTAATTCCTAGATCATTCCGCCATTCAATTTTTGAAGTAGTTAAGCCTATTTGTGAAGGAACGAAAAAGTAATCATTTATGATAAATGTTTTGGCTTCGGCTGTATCTGTTTTATAAAAAGAAATGTATCTGTTATTTGAATCGTAATATGTGTTTTCATCTACAAAATCTGACCATGCCTTGCTTGCTGGATACGAGTAGTCCATCACAGCCTTAATGTTTGCATCTGTTCCAGTGAATAATATTCCTTTATCTGGATAAACAACATTGATTGCAGAAGTAGAAATATTTCCATCTACATAATGCTTTCTTATAGAATCAGGCTGTAGCCCATATCTGTATACAGCTGGAGCATCTATAATAAATGTATCTCCGACAACTGATGTTGGGCCTACCTGCAATCCTAGCGTTGTGTTTGTAAATTTAAAATTAGATAAAGCCCTAGAGTCAACGGCAAACGAATCTATATATAAAGTGATAGCTCCTACTGAGTAAACTCCGACAAGGTGTATGGATTTCTTGCTGTATGTAACGCAGTATCTAATTGATTCTGTATCTGATACTTTAAATAGTATATCTCCATTTTCCCAGAATAAACCTATGTCATTTGTTGGGTCTGCAAATATTGGTGTCTCTGAAGAAGATTCAATTGATGGATGTATCCATGCCTCTATTGTAAAATCATTATCTGAAGTATATTTTGTTCCAAAGCCCGCTCCGACGGTTGCTCCATAATAATCTTTTGTAACAGGTAAAGTTATATATGCTGTATTTGTAATTCGGGTTCCAGAGACTCCACCAGAAACTAGAGGAAGTATATTAGATACAGGAGATCCTACATAAGTAGCATTATTTCCGCATCCAGAAATATCTGTAGCGATTGTGCCAGAAGACTCATCCAGAGGCCAGAAGCCTATTGGATAGTCCTTGATAACCTTCATCTGATATGTCATAATTATATTATATACTAGATATTACCTTTTGAAAAAGAATAACGGAATCATGTACTTAGTTCCACTTAACGTAGGCTTTGGATCGTGTAGAACTCCTTCTGAAGAAAAAACAACAATGCTGCCTGCTTCTGGTTTTATCGATATACCATGTTCTGGAAAATCTAACTCTCCACCCCTGTAGTCGTCGTTTAAGTATATAACCATAGAAACTGTTGATTTATCTTGAGCTCCATGATTGGCATCCATATGCGGCCCCATGCGTACATCTGTATCGTATTTGTTTATTGCAAAATACTCTGGGAGGTATCCTAGCTCTATTTGAGAATCTTTAGAATAACTTTCTCCAACCAGTATTGCGTTATAAACAATTTCGCCACAAATTTTAGCATTTAGTCTATCAGCTTCTGTTTTATTTTGAAAAAGATTAAAATAGCATCCTTTAAGATATCCATATTTTGTTTCTTTTTGAGAAGATCTCCATTCTTTCCAAGGGGATATCTGAGGAAATGGCGAGTCTGTAGACTCTGATGACTCTAAATCATCTATAATCTGCTGCGGATTTCTGATAGCATTTTTGTAATAATGTATCTGCGGGTGCAAAATCTCTTTAATCATACTTCCCCTTATAAGTTGGAGATATTCCTTGTTCTTTAAATTTTTTCCACTCTTTGTAAGTTTCTTCTTGGTCGGCTCTTGTTTGTTGTAGTTCTACTTCCCATGCCGCTACTTGCTCAGGAGTATAAACTTCATCAGCATTATCCCAAAAAGACCCGACTGTATATCTTTCTGCTTCTTTAACAGTAGTTACTTCATGCTCATTGCCATGACCGCCTTTAAAGAACGCTAGTCTACCTGGCTTTGGCTTAATTACTATATCATGATGTTTAAAGTTTAAATCACCACCGTCAAAGTTATCGTTTAGATATAGAAATCCAGCATACTTGCTCTTGTAAAATGCAGACGGAGTTCCATCTTCGTGCGTATTATCTGAATGAAAACTTGCAAATGCTCCGACAACCCATTTTTGTGCATGATAGCTAACTTCTGACAAATCTCTTCCGAAACATTCTTCTCCAGCCTTTTTAATTTTTTCCTTTAATTGAGAAAAATAATCTGATGGCAAACCGAACAAAAGTAGATTATCGTCGTGTGGCCAATAACCCATTGCAAATGATCCGTAAAAAGAAATTTGATTCCATTCTAGGTGTCCCGCATTAACAATGCCGTCTAGATATCCTATAATAGATTTACACTCTTGTTCTGTTATTAAATTGTCAACAATAAAAACATCATCTTTTAAAGCTGTTATTTCCATTAGCATTCCTTTTTTTCTGATTTAGATATAAAGTCTAAATGATCTTCTATCTCTTGTTGAGATGGCTCAACTTTTACTCCATCTTTAAAAACTAGATTGCCTCCATAAACATCAGCATCTATTCTTGCCTGCTCCATTTCAGCCCATTTTTTTGCCCCGTATTTAAGTTGGTTGGCAAGCCATTCTTCTGATCCAGCATATGGATAAATCATAAAGTTTCTAATAAGATACTTGTTGCCTCTTGTTGCCGTTCTAACTCCATGATAATATGGCTCTCCAGATGGAAACACCATGATGTCTCCTGCTTCTGGTTTATATGCAGGAACAAATTCTCCGTCTACATAAAATTCAATTTCTCCACCTTCATAATCATCATTAATATAAACTGTGCAGGTTAGAAAAAATTGATTACCTGGCATTTCTCTTTCGCTTTGCTTAAAATCTGTATGATATTGCATTGTTAAATTATTTTTTAAAGCATCCACATTTGTGTGGTATTTGCAGAAAGAAGAAGATCCAAGCTTGCAGTCTTCTGGAAGTTCTACATTATATTTATTAATATAATCTTCAATTGCTAAGTTATACGCATCATATACTGTTTCTGCAGCCCAATACTGAAGATCAAACTCTTCATCTTTTCCTAATTGATCTTGGACGCCTCCCTTAAATTTTGTGCTAGCGTAATTTCCAAAGGCGCTCCACGGTGTCCATGGATTAAAATATTTATCTCCTGTATTATTTTCTGTAGACTTAATTACTTCAAAGATTTTTTTATGATCTGGAAGCAGTCCTTTATAAACTTCAATTCTGGGATATAGCGTCTTTGTTACAAGATCTGACATTATTTGTCTCTTCCTAACTTGGTTATTGTCCAGAACCATGGAGAGGTATATCTGGTTCCTGATGTAATTGTATCCACCCCGTGAATATAATTTAAATCTCCAGGGAAAAAGTAAGCTGCTTTTCTCTTAGGCTTAAATGCAATTTCTTGTTTAGGAAAATGCAATCTTCCACCTTCGTAATCTTCGTTTAAATAAAAGATTGTTCCTAGGTCATACCATGGGAAATTACCTGGCTGTCCAGCATCTGGGCCTTCATGCAGTTCCTTGTCGGCATGAGGCCATTGCATTGATCCTACTGGCCACCTTACTAAGCATGGACCTGTAGGCATAGCCTCTACGTCAAAATGGTCTTCTATGACTGGCTTTAATCTATTAATAATCTTTTCTAGCATCTCTACTACCTCTGAGCTTGTTTGCTCTAAAGATCTTTTGGTTGCTACTCTATCTTTCCATACATCATGCTGATAAATAATTGTTCCATTATCATTAAATACATCGCTGCCTGGATCCCACACAGTATTTGTTTTAGCAAACTCTAAAAGATATTCGCACTCTTCATCTGTTAAAAAATTTTCAATTTCTACAATGTTTTCTCGACCCGCTCCAAAGTATCCTGATGGGGTTATAGATGTTCTGTCTTCTCTGATATCAGAAATATTTTTTTCCATTTATTGCATCCTCTATTCTATTCATATTTTTTCGGAACCCAAGTTTTTTGCTTGTAGACTCCATACTTCTCTTTACCTAAATCGTCTTCTCTGTAAATTTTTGTATGAGCCTCGTGTCTATTTTCCATCTCCTCTTGTGTAAACAAGTTAAATTCGGAAGACCAATTCTCTCTTTTATAGGGAAATATTTGTGCATATGGAGTTCCTTTTTTAATAATACCCTGAAAAGTATTTTTTAGAAAAAATGGCATAAGGCCTGGAGCGCCGTACCTGTCGCTATCAATTATACCTCCTGTGGTCAAAAAAGGCAGTTCAAAATGATTTATAGGGTGCATAATAATAGCGCTATACCCTTCTGGTAAAGTAAATCCCCAGTTAGGGTACCAGTGGAATGCTTGATTATAATATCCTTCTGGATAATGAAATTGACCCATATGCGGTCTTCCTTCACAAAACCCCTCAAATCCTTTTTCTGTCTGAACATAAATATTATTATTGTAGCTAGAAAACGCTATATCACATGGAGTAGTAAGCATGTATCCTGCCGAAAATGCATCGTGTAATGCTGGACAAGCTTTAAATCCAGGACCCTTCTCGTTGCGTGGCGGAAAGTTTACTGGCATATTATTTTCATCTGTCCAATATTTGCTAGCATTTAAAAACCAATCAGGAGTAGCCTTTTTTGCTGAAGAGGGTACGGTGTCCTGATTGTTATATGACCTATTAGAATTAAAAATAATTTTCATTAATATAAACCCTTTACATTAAGCTTAAGTGATTTTACTTCGTGCTCCCCTAAAGAGTTTCCCATATAGTCTACAGCATCTCTATAGTAGTCTGTCCATCTTCCTTCTATTCTAGCTTTTTCTGCAGCCTCCATTGCGCCTTCAAGTGTTAGCGGTATATCTCTTTTTATAACTGGTGCGTTAGACTCTTGATCTAAATTAACCGTAGAATTATTTAATTCAGAAAGAGATATTGGCATAATTGCAATTATTGGATCATTTGCTTTTATTGTAATGGGTGTAAACGGTCTTGTAATTTTCCAAGCAACTGGAAGTGGTCCTTCAAAAAAGGACGTACTTAGTATGCTAGTAATTGCAGTTGCGCCATCTACAAAATGATTTGGGACAGGGAAAGACAACAAGCTATAATTTTTGTCAGTTACAAATCTTAAATTAGTCTTAAAATTAATTGTTGAGTGGCCTCTGCCAGTTTCACAATACTTTTCCCCTTGAAGGACTTTAACATTATCTGGATAAGTGCTTGTAACTCCATCCCACATAAAAGTTATATCCTCTGGGAAAGACAGTCCCCAGCCCACCTGATTACTAAGTGTCAAAGGAAAACATCTGTATGCATGCTTATGAGCAGTTTCATCCATCCAATTTCTTTTTGCAGAAAGTGGTGTTATGTTTGCATGAAATGGAGTGCCTGGAATTTTATAAGCATTAAGTTTAATCATTCTTTTTCTTTCATTAATTGTTCTGCTGGCTTAAACTTTTTCCCTTCGGTAATGTGATTATATTCATAGCTAGCTTCAATTTCTCTATACATTGGAGTGTGAGGTGCTTCTTGATAATCTAACATTGTTACAATTGCATACTTTGTTCCTGATATCACTGGCATTGCTGCATGAGAATACATATAAGAAGATGGGAACAAATAAAGGTCGCCAGCTTTTGGCTTTATACTAACTCCTATTTTATCAAAAAATAGTTCCCCGCCCTCATAGTCATCATTTATATATCCTACTGATGACAAAACGCAAACATAGGAGTAGCCGTGGTCTGAGTGAACATTAAAGTGTTGATTTTTTCCATATTTAATAAAGTTAAATGCTTCCCAATAGTTTAGTGGTGGAATTTGAAACATTTTCATATAGTCTGCAACTGCTGAAAGTTGAAGACCTTTTGCTTCTCTCCAAATTTGTCTAAGTTCAATTTCATCTTCAGTAAAATCATTTGGCTCAACAAATGTGCCATTGCCAAGCATTAAAGATCCGCCATCATTTTCTTTAATTTTAAAATCCCAAGCATCTCTATAGTCTTTATTTAATGTGTCGTATCCAGTTTGAGCAAGGTTCCAGTGTTTCTTTCCTTGTGTTTTAGAAAGAACAGCCTCCAGTCTTCCGTCTAGATTATATTCTTTTTTAAATACATCTCTATATACAATAATTCCTGGATATAATACTTCTGCGTTTGGTAACATTTAGCCTACCACCTTTTTGTGTTTTCTATCAATATAGTCATCATATTCTTTTGAATGAGCGTCATCATTATAGTCTAGCATTGTTACAAAAGAATATTTTACTCCAGAGTCTACTGGTAGAGCTACATGAGAATAAATAAAAGAAGATGGGAAAATTATTAAGTCGCCTTCATTGGGCTCTATATGCAGATCAAACTTGGGGAAAAGTAAGCCTCCACCAGTATAATCAGAATTAGGATATCCAACTAGTGATACAGTAGATTTATAAGACCATCCATCATCAGAATGCTCATTAAAAAATTGATTTGGATAATATTTTACAACATTAGTCCATTCCCAAAAATCCATTTGAATGTCATACATTTCGCAAAAGTCTTCTACTGGTGGTTTTTGACAGCTATAAATATCGCTATATATATCTAAATATTCTGGCTTATCGTATATTTTTAAATCTTGGCAATCTCTGTAGTCTAGATTCTTGCTTTCTAGTCCTACGGTTGCAGCAGTCCATTTTAAAATGCCAGAGTCAACCTTATCTTCAATCCTTTGAACTAAATTTAATTCTTTGGGAAAAGCATTTGGGTATTTCCATATACCAGGGTATAATTGTTGTTTATTATAGATCATAGATAAATGATATCATTTTAAATAAAACTAGTCAATAGATTAGTTTAAAGTCTTGCAGCCATTATAGGCCAACATTGATTCTGCAACTAGAAGTCCCCACGGATCTCTATATATCAAAAAAACATGAGTTTCTTGTGGAATAATTTCAACCGTTTCAATGTTAATAAATTCAATGACATTGTCTTTATAGGATACAATCTGATCATTTACTATTAGGTCTGAGCTTGTAATAAATTTATATTTATTATCTCTCTTTACCACAATTTGTTCTTGAGTAGATAAATCGTATTTTTCGTCATCATTTATTCTTACAATTTCATCATAAATCTGTTCACTAATACCAGTAACCGTGGACTCAGAATAAGATATATTATCTAAGTTGTCTGATTCCCACATTTCAACAAGGTTCATGCAGTGTTTTGTGACACGACCTACAGAACATTCCTCATCTCCTTCTGGGATATTATCGAAGTTTACTGTCAGCAGAATATCGCCTTCAACAATTTCTTTGGCTTTTTTATAACCATTTTTTGTTAAGACATTAGTATTTTCTGGAATACAAAAGTTTGGTGGACCAAATCTCGGTGGCGAGAAGAATCTCGGTGGCGAGAAGAATCTCGGTGGGGAGAAGAATCTTGGTGGCGAGAAGAATCTCGGTGGTGAGAAGAATCCTGGTGGCCCAAAGAAAGTGGGTGGGGAGAAGAATCTTGGTGGCGAGAAGAATCTCGGTGGCGAGAAAAATAAAGGTGGGCTAAAGAAATCAGGTGGGCTAAAGAATCTCGGCGGTGCAAAAAATAAAGGTGGGCTAAAGAAATCAGGTGGTGAAAAGAATAGCGGTGGGCTAAAGAATAGCGGTGGGGAAAAGAATCTTGGTGGAGTAAAGAAATCAGGTGGGGCAAAAAATAGAGGTGGTGCAAAGAAAGTGGGTGGCGAGAAGAATGTTGTAATCTGATTGGATGACCTTGACAAAGATGTTCCATTTGCATTTACTGCAACTATAGAATAAGTTTGAGCAGTTCCCATTGTTTCTCTAATATTAAGTGAAGTTGTTGTACCATCAACTTCATATGGAGAAGACAATCCTCCTGGTTGGGCCGCTGTGTCTGTAGAAGTAATAATGTATTTAGTTAAAGATTTTCCACCATTGGTAGCAGCAGGCCAAGACAGGGAGTCTTGTCCTCTTAGATCTGTTGTTGTGTGCCCTGGCCCAGTTGTAGTAGATGTTGCAGTTAATGATGCAGGGGCGGCTGGCACTGTTGTAAATAATACAGAAGATGAAGGAAGTGAAGGCACAGACTGTCCGTTTGCATTTGTTGCAACTACTGTTGCAACTCCAGTTACATTTTGTGGAATTCCAATAATTGTAATTGGCGAAGATGCTCCTACTTCTGAAAATGTTCCATTTACACCGCAATTTATTGTTACTGTATAATTTATAATTGGAAGCTGATTTGGAGGATATTCAAAAGAAACAGTTCCTGCTGCATTGTTAAATGGTCTATTTGTTCCAACGTCTGTTAAAACAACATTAATAGGTGGTACTGGAAGCTCGAAGTCTCCAGATAATTGAGATTTTCTACCAACTTTTTTACCCATTTAATTACCTTTCTTACGCAGTTAAATCTCCGAAGAGAAGCCAAGTGTTTGCATCTCTTTTTAAAAGTGTTGCCATAGACCATTGAAATCTTAGTTTGTTGCCTGGAGTGTAATTTAAAACTACACCTTCAGCAGGAACAACGGTTGTTTGGCCTGTTCCAGATTGCAAAATATCTAAAGTTGTTCCAATTGGAAAATTTACAACTGAATCTTTTGGTATTGTAAATGTATTCGCAACCTGCATTCTAATATCTATAATCGTATCTCTTTGACTTAAGCTGTTAAGAGTATGTGGAAAGTAGACTGTATTAATTGGGGTCAAAGAGGCTACGGCTATTTTATCTTGAACACCATCTTGAAATCTTACCGTACCGCCTGAAAGATCTAGATCTCCCTTTAGCTTAATGGTGCCAGCTAAAGTTGTCTCCCCTTGAAATCCAGCACGTTTATTTACGGATAATGAATTAACCTGAAGGTCTTCGTCAGTATTGAATTTACCCTTGTTGAGAGCCATGGCTTTACCTTATGCCTGGGCTTCTGTCCAGGATAATCTTCCGAACACAGATGCTGTAGAAGATCCAATATTTTGAACAACGATTGTTAGAACATCTGGTCCATCAGGATAAATTTGAGTATTGGCGGTTGTTCCTCCACCACCCTGAATTGAGTTTCCAAGGTCTCTAACGTTCGATAGATCAATTGAGTTTGCTCCAGATCCTAAGAAGAATCCTGCGGTTGTTTCTCCGCCAGTAACTGTTGTTGATCCTCCAGAGTAATCTGCAATTTGTGATAGTGAAGAGTTTGCAATATTTGCAACGTTTCCTACTGCGTTAGTCCATGCTGTTGAGGATGAAGGAACACCATTAAGAATTGCTGTAACTAAAAGGTTTGCTGTACCAGTAGATGTTGTAGCAGTTACATCAAGTGCTTTTAGTGTTAGCTGCATTCTATTAATAAGTTCTCTTGCACCAAATACTGAGGCAATACCGTTATCTACAGAAGGCGCTACACGAATTGAGAATAGTGCTCTCTGTTGTCCCGATGGAACCGTAGTAGCAGTTCTCTGTCCATAAGTAAAGACGAGAGACTTATCATCGTTAAACTGTCCATCCATAATAACAGATGTTCCCCAGTGAGATATAGAAGCGGCAAAGCTAGGGTAAGCCAACTCTACCATTGTTGGAGATACTGGATCAAGTGTAAATAATTGAGGAGTTGTAGCACCCATTGGGGCTGCAATTACTCCTGTTGGGTTAGCATCAAGAGCAGCTTTGCTGGTCTTGATTTCTAATCCATTTATAGAAGAAATAAATGTTCCTTCTGGGTAAGATGAGCTAATTAATCTCATACCAGCTTGAAGGTTAGCTGTGCTAGCCACTGTTCCATCTGATGTACCAGCTGCTTGAGTTACGCTTAAATTAGCTTCTCCTGCTCTACCTCTTGTAAGACCAGTAAATGATGATACAGATTTTGCAGAATAATTTACATATTCAATACCAGATTCATTTCTGATTGCTAGTGTTCCGCTTGGAGGGAAACCAGCTGTTGATACAACATTTACAGCTAAGTCTGTTGTTAAAACAGTTGCAGTTGTTGATGTGTATGGAGGTGTAGTTGAAGACTCATAGCGTCCTGGAAGGTTTCCGCTTCGCATGTAAGCTTCTGTATTTATGTTATTATTTGGCATCTTGTGGCAATAAATAACGTCACCCTTAGGCCCTCTTACACCCCATCGTACGAAACCAGCTCCATACCAAGTGTAGTCAATATAAAACATCTGCATCTTTGAAAGATCGATATTATATTGAGATGGTCCCGTTCCATCTAATTTATCCATATTAAATTCTGATTGCTTTATTTTAGTTTCTACTGTTTTTGATAATACGGCAAAAGTAGTAGATGCGCCTCGATACGCAGGGCTAATAGTCATAGATGTATCGTTTGCAATTCCAACAATCTTGTATGATTGTCCTCTAATTACAATATAATCTCCTGGAATTAATTGCTTAGCAAAAAATGTTGGGAAATAGCTACTTGACTGAGTAACTGTTGATGAATTTTGAGTTACGCTTACTTTTCCAGATAGCTGGAATGTAGAATTTCTACGAACTGCATTTAGGTTAGTTCCATCAAACTCCCAATATAGACCGTTTTGATTATCAAACATTCCTAGTCTATTTTGGCAGCCATACCAGGACTCTACGGAAGCAAAGAAGTTGCCTGTTGCAATTGTAGAAGTTGGCACTGCTAAAGCAGTATATTGAAACTTATCGTCTGTAAGAACGTTAGAAATTATAAATGTTCCGTTATAATTTTGTTCATTACAGCCACCAATTTTAATTTGAGTTCCTGGTTGTAAATTATGCTTTTCTTTTGTTTGAACTGTTACAGTAGTAGTGCCGTTGCTTTGAATGTTTTCAATTCCAGCATATGGCTTTAAAATTGTACCAGAAGAAACCTGAAGTCCCTTACCAGACTGATATCTAAAATATCTTCTAGTCTGTCTTACGCAAGAGGCATAGTTAGATGAGGCATTTGTGCCAAATAGAACTCCTCCGTCATTTGGTCTGTGAGCAAAGTATGACTGTGGTCTTACGAAGACCTGTATTCCACCAGCAATTGTTCCTGTTGGAGCCGCATCAACATAATAAGAAAATGTTGTTGGAGAAACAATCTGAGCAACCTCATGATTTCCATTTGGTGGATTAGTTGTTGCTGTTGCACCTTGGATGCTAACTTCATTTCCAAGTGCTAGTCCGTGAGGAATCTGCGTAGTTACAGTTATTTTTCTTCCGCTGTATGTTACTGTTGGAAGACCGCCAATTGATGCTCCAGTAAAGATATCTCCTTGTACAACAAGAGTCTTGTTTGGATCAAATATAGCTGTGATACCTGTTCTATTGACTGCATTTGCACTGTATGTAAATGTGCTTGTTCCTCCACCACTTTCGATTACGAAGTTTCCATTTGCAGAAGTAATATAAGTATCAATTACTGAAATAGGAGTTCCGTTTGCTGGAGCAGAACCTGAAGAAAGTGTTACTGAAACTGTCTTTGATAAATTTGCAAAAGTTATTGAACCAATATTAGGGATTGGAGTTGGTCTAGCAAACGAGTACGGTCTATTGTTGTATAGTCCTAGGTTTTCCCACTTGGTCTGCTGAATACCGTATTCGAAGTCTGTATCGATTAATGCTTGAGGTTGAGACACTCTAAGCTTATTGGTTGTATCCATCAAAGTTTCTGCTGGCATAAATGTTTCATTGGCATCATCAATTGTAATCTGAATTTTATCAGTAGAAGTCATTGACGCAGTATTGTATTCTAGAACAAGCGTGGTGTTTTCCACCATTTCTGTGCTTGTGCTTGTATTGTATGAAGTGCATCCCAAGCTAGGATCTGAAAAATTATAAATAACCTGGTTGGTTGTTACGTTTGTAATCAACAGAAGTCTTTCACGAAGAATTGTCTTTGGAATTGAAATTGTTCGTGTTGAAGGGTTAAATGTGTAGCTTGTTTCTAGTAATACTTTTCTTGCCATATTCTAATCTCCTAATTGTATATCCACTGCTCTAAATGGATAAATTGATTTTTTAGCGTTTTGTTGATCTGGACCCGACAGATATCTTGCTTCAAATTTAGATCCGACTGGAATGGGTTCTCCAAACTGTACGTATCCATCTTCATCAATAAAATATCCATCGGAAGGGATCAAACTTAGCCAATGTTTTTCTTGGTTTCCCAATATTTGTAGTATACCATTAATTGTTACTAAAAGCTTGTAGGGGTTTTGAACTACAAATTGTTCTCCTTCATATGTTAAAGGGAACCTTGACTGTGACCCGTCAAAATATATTGAAATATCATCTATCGGATATATGTCGGACCCAACAGATTGGGCAATTTGTGCCAACAAATATGCCTTATTTACTGCATGTGTCTCTTCTACTGGAGGCCCCACAGATACTGGAGCGTTTCCAAAATCAACCCCGTTAATAATAGGGTTGGTTAGTGTTTTATTTGTTAGAGTCTGTGTCCCAGTTAAGGTTACAACTCCAGGTAAATTGTTAGTTAGTGGATCAATTGTTTTATTTGTTAGAGTCTGTGTGCCAGTTAAAGTAGCTATACCAATAAGCGTATTATCTGCGGCACTAATTGTTTTATTGGTAAGAGCTTGCACATTGTTCTGGCCTACAATTTCTCCTTGAGCTCCATGAGAAGAAGTAGAGCTGGCATGTCCTATAACAAGGTCATTAGCAGTTTGCTCTAATACAACAGCTTTTGCTTGAACAAATCCAGTTGTTGCAATTGCAAGCGAGTCATTTCCTGGAGATTGAGTTACTGCAACAGTTCCTGTTGGAAGACTGGGTGTGCCAGTAAATGTTGGTGAGGATAGTAATGCGTATCCTGAAATAGCAGCACCTGCTGGAATTACTACTGTTCCAGTAAATGTTGGTGAAGCAATCGGGGCTTTAAGTCCAATTTCAGCTGTTAAGGTTGCTGCAATATTTGCATCATCGTTTAAAGCTAATGCAATTTCATCAAGTGTGTTTAAAGTTGTTGGTGCAGCACCAACTATGGCAGCTACTGCAGTAGATGCAGCATTATCCGCATAGGTTTTTGTAGCAAGAAGAGATGTGTCTGCAATTCCGTGAATATTTGTAGTATCTAATTCGTGGCTTGACAGAGCAGAAGTTGAAGCTTTAAGATCTAGTGCGGTCTGTGTAGCAGTAGAAACTGGCTTATTTGCATCTGAAGTATTATCAACATTTGCAAGACCTACATCAGATTTTGTGATTCCAGTTGGATTATTAATAACTGGAGCAGTTAAAGTTTTATTTGTTAAA